CGGTCGTGAACTGGAAGCTAGCGCCATAGTCCCAACGACACGCCTCGTTCTTACACGAAATGATGCTGAAATTGGAATTGTTGATGTTGAGATGAACGACGTTGATCGTGTTGAGGATCTCGACGTTCTTCCAGCAGAAGTTATTACAGGCGGCGATATTGAAGATGGGCTCCGAGCCGCCGAGGTAGGAGGCCTGGACCAAGATCATGTCAAAGGTGATATTGGGACATCCAATGGAGGGTGCCGAGCCATTGACGAAAAAAGCCCCTGAGAGCGAGAACGCATAACAGTTGGCAACGCGAATGTCCGACAGCGCGAATTGACCTGAAGGTTGGGTGTTGCCAATGGCCCGATAGGCATTCTGAAACTTGCAGCGCTCGATGTAGACATTGAACGCGATCACGCTATTGACCACAGGATTGGTCACATCGCGAAAGCCCAAGCACACGGCTGCGGTATTCGCACTCGTCTGCTGCGTGGGGTATCGAAACCAGATGCCAGCGATGTAGATATTGGTAAGTTCGCCCTCCCCGCCTTCGGGCACTTGGATTTCTAAAATCCCGGTATTGCTCGTGACCTGATTGATCTGCACCTGTCCCAAGCCGACGATTTGGAACATGTCGCTGCCGGAAAAGCCGTTCGCGCTCGAAGTGTTGCTAGTGAAGACCAGTTTGGCATTCACGTAGTAAACGCCGGCTTGGATGGCGACATATCGAGCCTGCGCATTCGTACTCAAGCCGGCAATCGTCAAGGCCGATTGAATCACCGCAAAATCGGTCACGCCCGAGGTATCACCGGAGGGGGTAAGGAACGTGCCGCCACACAAGATCCTGGCAATGACCGACCAGAGTATCGGCACATTCTTGCCGCCCGATGCGCTCCAGCCTGCGATCAGATCATTGGCGGTCGGGGTGTAGGTCGTCCCGCCGTTGAAGTTCGGGATCGTTTTGGTCGTCATAGGTCGGTCACCGGATTTCCCTGTTCATCAACGACGTAGGCGCCATCGGCGTCCACCCAGACCGAACTGACGAGGGGTGTGCCTGACACCACGCCAAGCGCCGACACGGCGTAAGCGTTCGGTCCCAACTGCGCGATGAGCGTGAAGGGCGTATATGGCGACGTACCCGCACTCGCGTACGGAAACACCGTCGCCGCATAGGCAATGCCTTGCTGAGCTACACCCAAGGTCTGACCTCTCAGGGCAAGCGGACCACCGCCTTGAGGGGAAACAATGTAGCGTCGAGCCGGCATTAGGCGGGCACCTGTGTAGCGCCCGGAGAGCCACTACCTGCGGCTTGAGCAGCCTGGGCGGCCTGGGCTAGGTTCTTAACGCCTAACGCCACTTGAGGCGCTGCTTCGGCTTCCTGCTGCTGCTGCTGCTGCTCATTGGCTTGCTCGAGCAAGGCCTGCACCTGCTCCTCCGAGCGCAACAGCTTCGCCGGCATGCCGCGGATCTGCGCCATCTCGCGCGCCGCATCGTGAAAGTCGATGACGGCCAGGACAGACTTATCGAGGTTTGCCATATTGGCGACATCGGAGATGGTGTTCATGATCGCGGTGCCCTCCTCGGCCCGCATCGCACGGGCCAAAGGCGAGGTATATTCAATCCGCATGCCGCGCCGTGAACGGATGAGTTCAATCGGCGGCGGGGGTAATTGATTGGCTTCGGCAAGAATGTCGATCTCGCGATGGATCATGGGGCCTAAGAACTCGGACTGCTGGCGGCCCATGGCAGGGGCAATCAACTCGCCTTTCTCCTGCGCTCGCAACAGAGCCTCGGTGGCTGTCATATTCGGGTTCTGCACCAGGATCTGGAACAAAGTGTTCAAGAACGTGTCCCGAATCACGGTCCTGACTTCGTTCAATTGCTCTTTGCCCACCTCAAAATTAGCTTTGCCCTCAAACGGCACGGCCAGGGGTTTGCCCTCGCCCGTCAACATCGCGTAGTTAATGGCACCCGAACGTTGATTGAAGGGCGTTAAGACCGATTCCTCAGAGAGCAAGATGGGTGGGTCGACCGCTTTCTGACCGGCCCGCAAGGCCGTCTTGACCATCTCATTGGCGGTGCGGATGTCGGGTAAGCAAGTAATCGCCGGCCCTCGGCCATAGTTCTCACGCGGTGCCACGCGGTAGCGGCCAATGGCACAGGGAAAGGTGCGATAGCTGCCGTATTCGATGACCGACTTATCGCCCAAGAAGATATACCAGGAGCCGTATTTCTTGGTCTTTGAGCCATAGCCCATCGGCTTGTAATCATCGTTCGGGCGGATGCAGTGCAGGAAGTCCAATTCGCCATACGGGTTCTTGGCGAACATGTTGGAGACACCCTGAGGAACGCTCTTGCCCCAATGATCGATCGCTTGCTTCGCGGTGTACTTGAACTTGCGAAAGATGGTGTCGACCTGGCCCTGATGGTTCAAGGACCAGACAATCTCGGAGAGCGGCACCGAGCGATACCGAATGCCGTGGCCCACACACTCATCGATGAAAAGCATGTTGTTGCCGTAAGCGCCGAGCGATAAATAGCACTCATCGGTCTGAGAGGCGAAATTAGCCTCGGGGTGATAGCGTGCGGCAAAGAGGATCTTGTTGACCTTGTCCATGTACTGCTGCACGGCCGGCACATCGTCCAAGGTCTCATCGTCGGCTAAGAGCCTGTGCCAGATCTGACTGCGGGGGGTGAGCATCGCCTCCATACAGGCGGCAAAGCGTTCGTTCGCGATGATGCCGGTCGAGTCGAAGATGCGGGTATTGCGATTCACCCCTTGGGCAAATTCCCCAATAAAATTGTCCCAGGCTGGCATGACGAACTGAGCGACCGTGTTCCAGAGCGTGCGAAAGTTCGATTGCTGACTCCACAGATATTCGTAATGCCGCAGGAGCGTGTTGGCGTCATCGCTCAATGGAGTGTCATCCGCGGCTGCATCAGCAGGCCCAAGAGCGAGAAGTTGGCTAAGATCTCCCAGGGATTGCCCGTGATCTTGGCCTCGGCTACGTCGGCCTCGAGCAGCGGATTGTGGCCGTATTCCTCCAGCAACCAGTCAAGCAGTTCTAGTCCCTCAGCCGTCGATAAGCACAGCACAAAGCTTGAGAGTGGAGAGCCTTGCGCACTCGCGAAGGCGCTTAACGCTTGAGCCTTCTCAAGGGCTGCGATCATGTGCCGAGCTGCGTCTTACCGCTGACCGGCTGACTGTTCTGACCGCCCGCGAAGATATTGGACAAGAGGCCGCGGCGCATCCGCATAGCATCGGTCTGAGACTGAGCGGCGTTCAGCGCATCGTTTTGATTGGGTGGCGCAGGCGGCGCGGGTGGCGTTTTAGGACCGAGTAAATCGGCGCCCACGTCTAACTTGCCATGAAACAGCGGGTCTAGTTTCTTACTCGCGCCAAAGAAGCTCATTCTCGCGATGCTTCATCAAGCAGCGGGCACAAGCAACCTACGTAATCGAATAAGCGGGACGGTTTGCCTTCAGTTGCTGGACCATCAAATACTCACGCGCATTCAAGGGTTCGCCGGGGTGTAAACGCTCCCGCCGTTCGAGCCAATCCTTCAGTTCCTTCAAGTTGCGCGGATCGCCTTCCTGCATCATGTGATGGAGTACTCAGGGCGGTTCTGACCCGCTCGGGTCGTATCCTTCATGCCTTGGGCGAGATAGCGAAAAGCATCGGCGCCGTGGCTCGACCAATCGTGCAAAGGGGCTGAACTGAATATCTTAAGCTTCTCATCCCAGCGCTTCTGATACTGACGTAAGGCTTCAATCCCCCGCTCACACTTCTTGCGATCGAATCGAGCCCCGTGCAATAGGATACGCACCGCGTTGATACCGTCGTCAATCGATGCACGAGTCATGATTCGAATGGGCCTCACGCCTAAACTTTTAAGGGAATCGACTCGGCTTGACGCGTTATTTCCCCATTCACGATCGTCTGCATCGTGCGGTAGGATGTGATAATCGTATGCGTAGGGCTTGTCCCTGACGATTTTGGCGTAGTGGTCGGCGCCGACGCCTGACGATTCATAATAGTCAATAACTCGTAATTCTGTACGAGTTCGTTGAGCAAACCATATAGCCGTTGAATCTCCAACTCCGATGTCCCATCCGGTAACCACGGGGTATCTCGGATCGTATGGAACGTGTCCGATACAGTCTTCGGTCTCCAAGGCAGCGATAAGCTTACCGTAATAGCTGCCAGGGATAGCAGCATCCCACGAGCAGAAGTACTCTTGATTGATAATGTTTTCTGCTTCATCTTCTCCCCGCTCTTTGGCGATTTCACGCTTCTCTTTGGTAAGCTGCTCATCGTTCATGGCTCCAGTTTGCTTAACGGTGAGTAGCTGACTGAACCATCCCGGTTCACTTTGACCGAGTTCGTACAGTCCGTGCAGGTGATTGCGTCCCCGCGGCGTACCGTTGAAAAGGGCCCAGCCACCGTTCTCCGCCAAGATCGGCCGCACGAACGACCAAGCATTGGGGTCAGAGAGCATGTATTCCGAGTACACGATGCCGTAAGGAGGTGAGCCAACGAGAGCATTGTAATTATCACTGCCTACCACCTGCCAGGTAGAGCCATTCTTAAAGCGGATGAGCATATCCTGCTCACGCGTCGTCTCTCGAATCTCTTTGGGGAAAGCCCAATCGATACGGCGCCGGCCAGTGTGCGAGTCCACGGCGTCCCATACGGCTTTGCGCGCTTGATTCGATTGAGGCAGCAAGTACCAATACGTCGCGGGTTTCTGTAGAACTTGAGTCGCGGTCCAATGCAGAGCCACGTCATCTTTTCCACTTCTACGGTGCCAAACCGCAACCGCTCGCTTGACTCCAGACTCCAACGCGCCCCACAACGACATCTGATACGGGCGTGGCCGCCACTCATTTGGGATCTGTAAAGCGGACAATGCTCACCTGCAGTGGGCCTTCGTCAGCGCCAGTTAATTCAGTACGGCCCAGCTTTGGGATATGATATTCGAGAGCGCGGAAGTACAAATCTAGACGCTTGCCAGGGTCCTCGACCGCTAGCAGCCACTCAGAAATGGTCGCAGCATGGGCGCTGGCGAATACGGCAATGGCATTGCGCACATCGGTCGTCGCCTTATTGGGCACACCTGCGCGTGATCCTCCACCCGTGAATTTACCCTTGGCCATGGCTAATCATCGCTCTTTGCCACGCTTCGCCTTCTCGACCTTGCGCCGATGCAGCATGGCCGGGAGGTGTCCGCCCTTATCCGCGGCGATGAATTCTTTACCCACCTTTTTGGGAATGCCCAAGGTGCTATGGCCACTCGCGGCGGCGGCCATTGCTTTTCGCTGTGCTTCGCTGACCGATGGCATTTAAGCCTCCAGTCCGTTGAGTGTTCTATCCCCCGCTCGGGTGGTCTGTATCGGCTTGCGCCAGCCCTGATTGCTCAAGAACTGAGCTGCCATCGCTCGAAGTTCAGCCGCTGTAATCTCGCGTCGCTTCTCGTGATCATATTCCGCTTGCGATAGGCCCTGCAGGAACAGCCGGCACGCATCGATACTTCGGGAGAGACGCACATTGCCCTCCTGGGCGAGCCTACAGGCTTCCTGGGCGGCATCGAGCGGATCGGGTAGGCCAAGGGCGGGCTTTTCGGCGGGCGGTACCAAAGCGACCTTACGCGGCCGGCCGGGTTTGCGTTTGATTTCAGCGTTCATAGGATGGGTGGCTCCGCGGCGAGTTTAGATTTAAATCCACGATTCTTGGGCTGTTTCTTGGCTAAGGCGCGACGGGTCTTATCGAATCGGTTCTCGGCGGAGGTTTGATGGCCGCACTTGCCCATGAGTAAATTCGTGATCTCGATCGCCAGATCTCGATCCTTGGGCGATTGCAGTTCGATCAGCACATCGTGTTCGGTGTCGGGCAGCAGGGTTAAGCGGGTGTACAGGGCGCGAAGCATGAAGGCGACATCCGAGAGGATGCGATCGCGCACCAAGGCGGGCTGTTTGATCATACGGCGCATCGCTCCACGATAATTCTCCCTTCCTGTTCGCGCTCAAGCTTTTCGATAGCGGCGGCCTCGGCGCGGGTACAAAAACGATATTCGATGTCATCGGCATGACCGTGGGCCAAGAGCTGCACATCGACCGGCACCGCGTTCCGATCGGCTTGCGTCAAGGTGACGCCAAACTTAGCCAGCTTCCACATCAGGACGACCACAATCTTGGCCCAGCGGCCTTGTAATTCGCTCACGGTTGCTTTGTCGGCGATGGCGAGTTTGGGCTTCGCACGCTCCTGGGCTTCTTGGATCGTAATCCAGGTCAGACGCATCTCCGTCTCGCGCCGATCCTCGAGCAGCACTCGGTCTTGCGGCAGCCGACCTAAGTCACGGCGTGTGATGACCACCCCTTTCGGCGCTAGGCGCCACATCAGTACCACCGCTATTTCGGGATAACCCCAGCTAATCTCGCTCATCGGTGAAAGAACCAAACGGTGAGTGTGACGGCGATCACAACGATGGCCCCCAGCACGCAAAAGCCGGGTAGCAAGCTCGCATCGTGTTTAGGGATGCGCGGCGGTGGGCAATAAATCCGCGTCGGCCTATCCACGCATCACCAGCATCCACCCAAGCACGTACAGGCAAATTCCAAGGTCCACCACGGCCCACACCCAGCGCAGGTCGTAA